AGACCAAAGAGGCCCTGTTAGAAGGCCTCCAAGGCACCAAACGCAATAGCATGAAAGTTATTCTTGAGAATACTCGTCGCTATTTGAAAGAGAATGCTTCTTCTGGAAGTACTGTTTCTGGCAACATTGCCACACTTAACCGTGTGATTTTGCCAGTGATTCGTCGTGTTATGCCTACCGTTATTGCTAACGAGTTGGTTGGCGTTCAGCCCATGACTGGCCCAGTTGGCCAAATTCACACCTTGCGTGTGCGTTACGCCAACAGCTTGACTGACAACTCAGCAGCCGCTACAAGCGTCACAGCTGGTCAAGAAGCATTGAGCCCATTCACAATTGCTACAGCTTACTCCACAGTTCCTGCTGGAACAGCTACAGCTAGTACCTACACCGGCGGCTCAACAGCCAGCATGGAAGGTACCGGCGGTAAGCAAATCAGCGTTCAAATCTTGAAACAAGCTGTTGAAGCCAAGACCCGCAAGCTGCAAGCTCGCTGGACTTTTGAATCTGCACAAGACGCACAAGCCATGCATGGTATTGACGTTGAAGCAGAAATCATGGCTGCTCTGGCACAAGAGATTACCGCTGAGATTGACCAAGAGATTCTTTTGAGCTTGCGCTCATTGGCTTCTACTGAGTTCACATACAACCAAGCTACCGTTTCAGGTACAGCTACATTCGTTGGTGACGAACACGCCGCATTGGCAGTGTTGATCAACCGTGTTGCTAACTTGATCGCCCAACGTACTCGTCGTGGCGCTGGTAACTACGCTGTTGTTAGTTCAGCTGCTCTGACAGTGTTGCAATCTGCAACAACTTCAGCTTTTGCTCGTACCACAGAAGGCACCTTCGAAGCTCCTACAAACACCAAGTTTGTTGGTACATTGAACGGCGCTATGCGTGTGTTCGTTGACAGTTATGCCAGCGACACAACTCCAGTTCTGGTTGGCTACAAAGGCTCTTCAGAAGCTGACGCTCCTGCATTCTACTGCCCATACATTCCGTTGATGAGCAGTGGTGTTGTGTTGGATCCATCAACCTTTGAACCAGTGGTGTCATTCATGACACGTTATGGTTACATTGAGTTGACCAACACTGCATCGTCATTCGGTAACGCCGGTGACTATGTTGGTGAGATCGCAGTATCTAACTTGTCATTCTCCTAATCAGAGAACCAACCCAGGGATGGGAAGGACAAAAAAGCACCCTCGGGTGCTTTTTTGTTGACTATACTTTCATCCAACCTAGGTATTGACTAACTTTTTTGGTAACTGCGGTCCAGTCATCAAAATTTTCTTGTCTAAAAAGTCTTGCAGTTGAATACCAAGGACTAGAGTCCTGATTCAACAACCAGCGCCAGTCTGTGCTGAATTTTTGCAACATTATCCATGTGGGGCGACCTAGTGATCCACTCAAGTGCGACACCGCAGTATCCACACCAATCACCACGTCCATGGCCATGATCAAGGCCGCAGTGTCTACAAAACTTTTAACGCTGCCAGGATAAGCCTGTACTCCTGCCGCAAGCAATGCTTCTTCTTCTTCAGGATCAGCGTCAACTTGTAAATTAACCCATTCGTATTGAGGATTAGATTTAATCATATCTAATATAACAGGGAACGGCACACTCTTGTGTTGATTAAGCCAAGAATCTCTACGTCCACTCCAGCAAAATCCCACACGCATGCGAGTTTTAGGACCCAGTATCTGCAACCACTCTTGCTGACGGCCTTGATCTACATTGAGATAATTTACTGGCTTTGGTAAATTTTCTAATGTTACTCCAAGTATGCCCGGAATACTCATGATAGGAATCCAGTAATCAAACTCACCCATGTCGTCAGTATATGTTCCCAACTGCTGAATGATGTCACTAGACTGCAACAAAGGAATCAACCCATCTGTAACTTGTAATTTGATCTTTGCACCTGCCACATGCAAGTTGTATAGGAATCTACAAAACTGAATGTTGTCGCCATGACCTTGCTCGCCTACCACAAGAATAGTCTTGTCTTTGAGATCTTCGCCACGCCAGCGAGGCTGTTTGTATTTGGGTTCAGTGCCAGCAAGATGTTCGTATTGCCATCTGGCCTCGTAAGCTGGCCATCCATGGGTGTAATCTCCCATCAACAACAGTGCCACTGCCAGATTGAATTTAGCAGTTACGTTGTTTGGATCTAACAGTATGGCATGTTGCAAAAAAGGAATAGCCCTGTGTGGGTGGCCAATTTCACGCATGACATTGCCGTAGTTATTGAATGCTGCCGCTGAATCCATGTCTTTGGCAAACGCCAGTGCATAGCATTGTAATGCTTCGCCGTATTGTCGATCAGCTCGATGCTGGTTGCCTTGTGAAATTAAAAAATCAGTTTCCATGGTACTATTTAATGGCTATATGACTACATTCTAACATTTCCATAAATACTTGTCAACACAATACGGTGTTTTATGCGGTTTAACCCGCCGCGTAGCGACTAGAACTCGCATCGGACTTCTGTAAGGAGAAACAAAAATGGGACGTCCTCTTAAAATACAAAAAACATCTACTGGTTCAGGCAACGGCGGCGCAGCCGTTAGCGTTGACATCGGCTTTCCAAATTTTGGATCGCTCACTGCCCCTGTGACCAACACAGGTGACACACTCAGTGCCACTGAATATCTTGGCGTGGTGGGTGGCGCAGCCCCTACTGATACACCTTCAGCAACCAATCCTAGAATTGACGTAATTGTGAACATTGCCAATCCTAGTGGATCTGGTATTGGTGTTGCCGCAGGATATATCATCCGCCAAAAAGGTTCACACAAATATTTGGTTGGTGATGCCACTGGCGTCAACGATGGCAGTTTTGTTGTTGGACAAGCATACCAAGTTGTTACATTGGGAACCACTAACTGGCAATCAATTGGCGCAGAAGCTGACATTGCAGTAGGTGGAATTTTCACAGCGACAGGTGCCGATGGCGGCGGGAACGGCGTAGCATATTCTGTGGGTGTTTGTGTGCTAGACAATGACACAACCCCGGCTGCTGGATTGATGGCTATCACATTTACCAACACTGATTCTACTGCTACTACTATCTCCAAATTGACCAACAAGTTCTTGTTGGATTGGACTGGCGGATCAGATTATGCGGCAGCAAGTGTTGTGGCTGACAAGCGTTATGCAACCAACTTCTTTACTGACGAAGGTACAGTTATCAAATCAGGTACTACTGGTGCAGCAAACACAGGTACAGTACAAAGCGGACAACAAAATCTGCTTGACTTGGCTATTGTTGACAACGTTACTTCTTAATTGATTTAACACCTGGATCCTCCTAGATAACTACTAGGAGGATTTTTTATGAGTTTTGGTTTTGTATTAGGCAACGGCGTTAGTCGATTAGAATTGAATTTGCAAACTCTCAAAGAGCTTGGTCCAACCTATGGATGCAATGCACTGCATCGAGAATTTGCACCCACTGTTTTGGTCAGCACAGACAAACCCATCAGTGAATCCATTCAACACAGTGGATATGCCAGTGAACACAGAATGTATACTCGAAAACCCATACCGGGCTTAGGAGCACATAGAGTCCCAGATGATTATTTTGGATTCAGTTCAGGACCCATTGCAGTGGCTCTTGCGGCCATAGATCAAAATCGTGCAGTGTATCTCATTGGATTTGATATGGGTCCCACAGCTGGGGATCGATTTAACAATGTGTATGCAGACACTGAATTTTACAAAAAAAGCTCTGCTCGCCCAACTTATACAGGAAATTGGGTCAAACAACTGCAAAGAGTGTGCAAGGACTTCCCAGACGTTGGATTTTTTCGGATAATGGGCAAAACCACAGCGTCAATTGCTGAACTTCGCGGTATAAAAAACCTAGCTGCCATGCAAATGGAAGACTTTCAAAACCGCATAAATAACACAAAGGATCTTTAAATGACTACCTACAATCGTGTCGCAGGCAATTTGGTATTCCAATCCGTAGGAAATACCGACACAGTAACTTTTGAAGGC